TACATAAGTAGTACCAATATCCGCTACAATACGGCCTTCTGGTGAACCTGTACCACGGATTTCATGGCCTACGTTTTCGGGTAATGGTAAAGTGACATTATTACCCCCGACTAGGCCGAGGGTGTTTCCTGTCAAGACCAGACTAGGCTCTGGCTTTTGATTCAGCGCCTTGATATCGCGGCCAACTGCTTGAGCAAATTCTTCTAAATTGCTCATAGGCTTCACGCTTTCGCTGCATTATATACGGTTACTAAGTCAAGATTGGCAAAAGTATCAAGGCGTGTGCCTAAATCTGAGATTTTTTGTACTACGGCACTTTCAGTACTTCCGCTCATGCTCGCAATCTTCTCAGCGATTTCTTTAAGTGTATTCAAATCCTCTGATACACCTTCGCCCAAAATCTCATTTTTGACTGCCGTTTTAGCCTGTTCAATCAATTGTGTTACTGTCGCATTGTCAATCTTGCCATTAAGAAGTTGTTTCAATTCCTTGATATCAACCCCGACAGCCTGTGCGAATGCTATTAATTTTGTTGTGTCCATTTGTTTAAACCTTTCCTAAGTTGTAATAAAAAAGCAAGTCGGGGAATTCCCCTTGACCTGCTTGAGTTCCTGTTCCTTCAGTAGATGGTGTGAGGTGCTTTTCAGCTATCACTTTCTCTACTACTTTCTCTACGTCAAACTCCTTCAGCTTGAGCGCTTCTTCTGTGACTAGCTCTTTATCTGCGCTTTCCACATGAATCATGGTAGCTCTATCACTAGGAAAGACATACTCTCCTACGGTAATTTCCAAGCGCCACCGACCGCTAGGCAAAATGCTATCCAGATGAAAAGCTACGGTACTGCCACTTACTTCCACGCGCTTCATCCACTTATGAATGCCTTTGGTTAAAGTGACTGTTGCCATTTCGCCATCAAGACCAGTGACCAGCTGGTAATTTTCATCTAGTAGCGCATAGCCGAAAGAGGAAGCAAGGTCGCCTTGCTTAACGACCAAGCCTCCATCAATCCGTGCCACATTTGTTGAATTTTTCTTATTCGCACATATCATCGCGCCCTCCTTTATCTAGTCTTCCAAAATTTCTTCTCGAATTTCCAGCTTTTCAAAATCGCAAAAAAGGCGGTCTATGTAGCCATTACCACCTAAATCTTTATAGCTTTTATGTAGACTTTCCACCAAAGAGTACTCATCACGTGAAGTGTACTTCCTACGGATGGCTCTACGCATATCACGATCTAGGCGCAACCTCATAGTGTTAAGGTGCGCCTTATCGTGTACTTTTAGCTTTTCCTGTACTTCATCGATTTTAGCATTGCTGTCTTTTGCGGTTTTGTGCGCTTCGTCAATTTGCTTCTTCACGTCTTCAAGCTCTGAGACGATTTTATCTGTCTCTTCTTTTGCTTTTTTGGGTAAGCTGTAACTTATCCAAGCAATGATTGTGGGCGTGAGTACGGGCATAACGCTAGTGAAAAAATGCTCGATTTTATCAAAAATCTCCATAAGCCCCCTTTCTACACGCTTTTAAAAGCTTTACGCTTTAGGCTCGTACTTCCACGCTGCCCCTGTTCCGTCAAGCTCAAGGCGTCCGTTACGTGCAAAGTCGCTGACAGGTTCGCCGTTATATGTAAATTCTTTGTTGAATTGCACTAAAACGCGTTTGCCTTCTCCGTCTACTTCAATGTGGTTAGGGTCTTCAATTGCTACTAGGTCGTGCGCGTGATAAGTCTTGCCTGTCTCTGCTAGAGGGATAAGCTCTACCAACTCTTTATAGCTAGTACCATAGGCAATTGACTTACTTGCCACTGCGTTCAATACTACTGCGTGAATGATTTTACCGTAGCGGTCGGTTTCTTCGCGGTTATGCTGTACAGCCTGATCAGTGACTGTAGTTTTAGCTTCCACTTGCTCCAACTTCGCCTGTTGTTGTTCCAACTTCGCCTGAGTCTGTACTAAGGCACTGCCTGGGTCAAGCTCTGTGCGCAATAGGTCAAGAACTGCCTGAATGATTGAGCCTTCACTATCCTGCGTGCGGTCGCCTTTAAGCTCACATTCTTCGTATGAGTAGCGCCCTGCTGATTTCGCCTTGATAGCGACTACTGTGACATTTTCGCCACCTTTAAGATAAGGTTTGATGGCCAATTCATAGTTATTTGTCATTGTTGTTTTCCTTCTTTCATTTTCGCTTGTACTTCTTCAAAAAGCTCTTTTAGTGAGCTGTCATAGGCGAGTACTGCCTTTAAGCTTTCAAGCTCTGTAGCTAGTAAAAAATTACTTACCTCTAAAAAAGCAAGTTCATGCTCTTTTTCAGCAAGTTTGCTAGCCAGCTTCTGCTGTAAAAGTGTTTCAAAAGTTGTATCTTCATTCATTATTTAGCCTCCAATGTGTATACTTTATCCGTGAGCTCCTGTACGGCTTTCAGCAAGTACGGTACAAATTTTGCGTAGTTGATAGATAGGTAAGAAGTCTCATCATCTACTTCAACAGCTTCTGGTACTACTTTCTGTACCTCTTGCGCGATAAGACCAATCTCTTCATGCTTCTTATCCTTGATGAAGTCAAAAGAGACCAAGTCTAAAGCCTTGATTTTATCAAGGCCTTTTACTTTAGTCTCTGTGATATTTTCTTTAAGTCGCTTGTCTGAGCTTGAAGTGATACCTGCGTATCCGCGCCATTTTGCGGTTGTAATCTGGTTCCACCAACAAACCGCATTATCACCGCCTGCTGGATTACTACCATTACCATGGATATCTCCATTACCTGTCCAGATACCACTTGTCGCATTTAATTTTGTATAAAAATTTACTGTAGAGGTATTAGAAAAGTCTACTCTGTCATGGAAGTCCACGGTATTAAAGCAGTACATTTTTCCTGCTGAAGTTACGACCATGCGTCTGGCCCGTGATGATCCCAACTGCTACCCCAATTGGCCCAAAATGCTGTACGAGTTTCACCAAAAGACCCGCCATTTCCCATGCCTACTGAGAAGGTGTTTATTCCTGATATCCAACGGCCTGTACCTCCTGGATAGCGTCCAATGGTGAAACCTCCAATTTCACCTTGATAGGCTTGTAGGAATGTTGAGCTTGAGACAATAGATTCAATCTTCGTCGCAAAGATTTGCTTAGAAGCGATTTTATCCGCAAGGATATCTCTTGCTACAATCTTGTTGATAAGCGCGTCACTAATTTCAATCTTGTCTGCTGTAATTGCTCCTGAGCTGATATGCTCTGCTCTGATAGACCCTGCGGCCATCTTACTGGCTGTTACTGACCCATCCACAAGCATATCAGACTTCACACGGATTTTAGGCGCGATTAAGTCGATAGCTTCTGAGCTAGTAGAGATAGTTGAAGCAAGTTGCTTACCCGTTACCGTTGTAGCTCCGATAGTTACACCACCTGCGTTTACTTGCACTCGTGCACTGTTTGCGGCATCACGCACTTCCTGCCTGATTTCGCTTGCTGTCTGAGCAATGGCGCTCTTAACGTCTCTATCAAAGAATTGGGTTAGCGCCCCTTGATTGTTCTGCTGGATTTTCCCCCAAAGAGTACTGTTAGGGTCTCTTAATTCCAATTCAATGGAACGCATATCTTTAAAGATACCCGCAAGCGCACGCTGTGTTACTGTCGGCTCCACAAAGTTGGTAGGAAAATCCCCTTGCTCAAGTTGGATATCAGTAAGCACTGTATCTCCTACGCACCCCATGTGATGAAGTTTTAGTAGTTCGTTTGCTGTCCTAGGCTGAAACACCTTGTAATATCTGCCATTATGCTCAAGCGCTGGCGACCGAACATTTTGAATGGTTATATCCATTTATCTATCCTTTCTATTCAATTTCATTCCCTAGAATTTGAATCCATGTATCTCCATAATACCCTTCTGGGAGAGCCTGTTTCACTATATGTAGATCAACTTCGTTGTTGAAACCGACTATAAGCTTGTCTTTTAATTCCAAAGTGTTGTAATAGCGAATTTTGCCCCTTCCGACTAGATAGAACCATCTCCCATTTTTGATATTTAGATTCGCAGGAATGCCTCCGTAATTGGTCAGATGAACTTCTAAACCTACATATCTCACGCTCATGGCACCCTTTAGATCTGCTAAAATCGGATATTGAACTGGTCTTTCCCATACTAGCTTATCGCCAATATATCGCCACTTTATACTTGCCCCTCCAACAAAAATCCTATGTCTTGCCATAAAGTCTCCTTACGTGTAAACGTCGTAAATCGTGTTACTATCCTTGTTAGAGATAGCGTCATACTGAGCTTTTGAACCGCGCCAATATTTTAGAGCTTGTCCTGTGTTTTGGTCAAGAATGGTATTACCTGGCGCACCGTCACGTCCTCTTTGTCCGTCAGCTCCCCTAGGTCCTGTGGGTCCCGCTGGCCCTGTTGGTCCTTGAGGCCCTTGATAGCCTCTGAGCCTATTCTTTTGTACTTCCGTCAAAGAGTCAAAGTTAAAGGCTGGTCTTGCTTCAAGAGCTGTGATACGGCGCTTAACGTCTGTATCATTGTAAGAAATCACAAATGTTCTCTTACCAATTTTTTGAACATTGATATTAGTTCCGTTAACAGCCGTTACCTTCCAAAATTCATAATCTACAGTACTATCATTCGTCCAAAGGTCTTCAACAATATCCCCTACCTTGATACCGTCAGGATTCATGAGATCGGTTGTTTTTATTGTCGCGACTGAGCCAATGTTAGCACCATAGATATCCTTATTCGCAATGCGATATACTGGCGTTTCAGACTTTTTAGCATACTGCTCCAAAGCACGCTCTGCCGCTGAACCTTCAAACCTTACAACACCATCAGCACCTTTAGGGCCTGCGGGTCCCGTTTCTCCACGGTCGCCTTTTGGCCCTGTCAAGTACTGCAAGGCTGAAAATCGGTCACGGCCATTTCCGACCTTGACCTTGCCTGTGTCGCTTTCTACGCCTAACTCTCCATCAAGCAAGACTAGAGGGCTACTTGCCCATGCGCTGGCTGTCATGCGCTTATGCTGTACCCGTACTGGGATTGTTTCTGTCATGTTCTTCCTCCGTCAAAAATTAGATCTGGATTGTCGCTCCAACTTGCGCTGTATGTAGCGTTCTGAGCGTCCGCCACACTTTTATATGTCAAAGGCACGCGGAAGTTAGTAGACGTGTCATTGACTTGCACGCGCGTAGCGGTAGGCATATACCAATCACTTGAGTAGGTCAATGAATACCACCCATGGTATACTGCTAGCACCTTCGTTTGACTTGAGCTCACCGATTGCGTAGCTCTAGGCATTACCGCATTGTCTGGTGTAAGCGTTACGCTACCACTACCATATATAGTGCTTTTATCAAAGGTGATTGTAATATCAGTCTTACCGTAAGGATTACACAAAGCCGACCAACTGATAACATACGTTTTACCTACTTCAAAGCCGTCACCGTTATGCCCAACTTCCACAAAGTCCGTACCATACGAAATCTTTTTAGCTGTACCACCGTTAAGCCTGTTTTTGTTGTAGTAAGTGCTGTTGTTACCACCGATTAAGTTCGCGTTGATACGTGCTGTCTCACTGACTTGCTCAAGCTTCTTGCTGAGTTCAGCGATAGAGTCCGTACCACTCATCAGATCTTTACGAATTTTTTTTACTAGTTCTGGTTGCTCTTTTTCGATTTTGTCTCGAAGCTCTGCACCCATTTCTTCAGCTTTTGTCTTATACTGTTCGATTGATTCTTTTATAGACGTTTCACGCTTTTTAAATTCTGCGTCAAAAGCCTTGTTTGCATTATCAATCTCTTTTTTTAGCAATTCTTCAAAATGGCTGTTTAGCTTCTTACTTTCGTTTTGTACGGCATCATTTACTACGCCACCAATAGCTGTAGCAAGACTTGACTTGAAAGCACCAAAGCCGATAGTACGCAATCTTTTTGCCATCGGTGAGTAAGTATACTTAGTGATTTTTTTCCGTACATCAAGGCCGTATCCATCATGATACAAGCTGACCACATCAAAAATATGCACTGGTACATCACTCTGGCCTACCACCGCAATTTCAAGGCTATCTTCCAGCATGTCGCACATACTAGTGCGATAGTATCTTTTCCCGTATTCGATTAGGCTTGCCTGGTCTTTTACGTTTTCGTCATTGACCTCTACAATAGCTTCATAGATTTGGCTATACCTAGCTACCAAAGGGCTATCAATCACTACGGATAAATGTTGCTCTTGTGCTTTCTCTCCTTCACCTTTCACTGTCGTTTTAAAGGTGATTCTTGTTTTTAGTGTTTTGGTAGAGCTTTTGTGTTGGTATGTTGATAAATTTTTACGATACATAAAAAGCGATTCATTTTCTGAACCGCCATTTTTTAGTAATCGTAAGTTATAGCCGTCGCGCACCATGTCTCCGCCCCACTGTCCCAAGATAGAGTGCTTGTCTTTTACCAAGACTTCCATAGCATTCTTATCTTTTTCGTTGTAGGTGTGTCTGTCGTCAATGTCTGAGAAGAAAGAGAAGGGGTTTTGGCGCGTGATACTTCCAGCAAAACGGCTTAACGCCTGAGTTCCGCTGGCATTATCAATTTCAATGGTCCCAATAATGTAATTATTTAAGAGACTAAGTACTTGATTTGCATATACTTGAATATATCCATTTTGCTTTTCAATTTCAAAAATCACAAAGTCTTGTGGTCCGTGCAAGTCGTCAGCTACTAAAAATGTTTCCTCTTTCAAAAGTTGCCATTGTGGGTTGCTTGTCGGAAATCTGAATTTTAGCTGGTATGTGCTGTTGCGCTCTTGTACAATTTCATCACTATATGCGTCATTTAAGGGCGTGTTTGTGGATGTTAGGTATATCATATGATAAACCTCCAATTCGGATAGATTTTCACACTCCGAACATTCCCAGTCCACGTGATACCGTTATAGCCTACTTTTAACTGGAAGAATCCTCCACGTTTTCTCAAAGTATTCTGGATAGCCATATCTGCATTGTAGATGTTTTGCTTCTTATGCCTACAATCTATTGTAACTTTCCTGTTTACAGTAAGATACATTGATGTATCATTGATGGTCAGTAGCACATCCCCACTGCCTTCCACCTCCACGATCGGCTCACTATAGACATTTCCTTCATTTCTGATAGCCGTTGAGCCTGTAGCTGTAAAAGCTGAGATATTTTTCATATATCTGAAAGGTTGCATGACTAGCTTGATTTCTAGCCTCCAACCATGCATGCCGTGAGGTTTATAGGTGGCGCCTGCAAACTCTGCATAGAAAAATGAATTAGCTTGATAGCTAAATTCAACGATATTATCTTCTGGTTTAAATTTTTCTACGATTGTAGCAATATCTGATTGTCTTGCTACATAAAAAGTAATTGTACGTTCATAGCTTTCGTATGCACCGTCAAGTACACGGAAAGCCCCGTTCACCCCAAAGAGGCTCGGGTTTTCCGCTACTTTCGGTTTTGCCGCTTCAACAGTACCAAAGTCAGTTACCACGCATTTGGGAATTGTTGAAGTATTGAAGTTATTAATTACCATAAAATCCATCTACTAAATTCCCTCCCTTGCGTAGATTGCGCCTTGTCTTTCGTAGACACTTAAAGCTACTTTCTCACCGTCTAGATACGTGTCTGTATCTTTTTCTAGGATAGCCGTAAGGATTTTCTCCATACTTGCTCTCAGAATTGCTATCTCAGACACGGTTTGACTGTCTTTTGCCTCAAACTGAGCACTTGGGATAGCTAGGTTTGCTTCAATGTTTTTTGCTACATTTGGTGTATCATACAAGCCAAAATCATCATCTGAAAAGGCGTTTGAGATTTCTCCTGCCATGCCAGTGACTGTCTTTTTAACGCCTTTGAAGCGGTCTTGTAGCCCTTCGTCCAAACCTTGCATAATCGCATTACCAGCTGGTATCAAGAGCTTGCGGTCATACTCAATCGGACCTTTGTGATCACGAATCCATCCAGCAATGCCTCCCACAAAGTCAGTAACTGCGCTCCAAGCAGATTTCAAACCACCTAGGAATCCATCAAGGATTGCCTTACCAGCTGACCAAAGGTCAATGTTTCTGATTCCGTCAAAGATACTTGTAACATTGCTTACAAGGTCGCTTACCGCTTGCTTCATGTTGTCCCAAGCATTTTGAGCACCTTGCACAAGGCCATCAATCAATCCTAGCACGGTTGATTTCAACGCTTCCCACGCGCCACTTGCAACTGATTTAATCGTTTCCCAAACGGTTGATAGTATCTGAGCAAAACCATCAAATATAGCCTTACCTGCAGCAGACAGTCCTTCCCAAATCGCTTTAAGAGCATTAGAGAAGTTTTCAAAAACAGCAGTAGCAGATCCAACGATAACATCCACGACTCCAGAGAAGTATGTTTTAATACCGTCCCAAATCATAGAAACGCCATTTTTAATACCGTCCCAAATGAGAGAAAGGTCAGCCCCCAGCTGGTTAAAGTTCCCTGTTACAATATCAATGATGATCAAAACAGCTCCTAAGAAAATGGATTTGATAAATTCCCAAGCTCCTTGAAAAATCATCTTAATCCCTTCCCAAACTTGAGTAAGACCGTCTGATATATTGTTCCAGATATTCATAAATCCGTCTATAAACGGCTGAACAACCGTCATGATGGCTGTAGTAATTGCTGTCCAAGCAGTAGAAGCAGTTTCTTGAATACTTGCCCACGAGTCAGAAAAGAACGTTACAACTGTAGTCCACAACGTGCTTGCACCTTCAGAGATACCAGACCAAATGCCGACAAAGAAATCGGTAATCCCTTGCCAAGCTTGTTTAATCGAATCTACAAAAGATGACCAAATCGCCTTTCCTGTCTCAGTTTGAGTGAAAAACCATGCTAAAGCGGCTACCAGTGCAGTGATTGCACCAATAACAAGGAAAATAGGATTTGCAGACATTACCGCATTAAACAAACCAAAAGATTTGCTTGCTCCAGCTATTGCCGCATTTTCGGCCGCGTAAGCAGCCGTCAAGGTTCCGCTAGCAACTGCTCTAGCTTGAGATAAGGCAAAAGATGTTGCGAAAATTCCGTTTTTAACAGCTTCAATCGTATTGGTGATTGTAGCAATTGTTTTGTATGCGGTCCATGCTGTAACAAGACCAACTACAGCTGATGCCATAGCGCTTATAATAGCTGGGTGCTCTTTAAGCCAGCCTGTCACGTCTTTCAAAACAGATGATACACCACTTAAGATACCAGTCAAGCCCTCAAAAGCGATACCGAGAAGGTTCACGCCTTGTACTCCATCTGACATACCTAAAAAGCTACTTACAAATTGTCCTGCTATGTCAATAACATTACCAATGATTGCTCCAATATTCTCGAATGTTGTTCGGATATTCTCTCCGATATTAACAATTTGGGTTGCGGCATCTTCGCTGAACCCTAACGTGTTAAGGATATCTATGTTTCCTTGTTTATCCATTGACCCGAAGATCATGTCAAAAAAAGTCTGGAAAATCCCTGTTACACGCCCGATTTGGTCATATACTGCACTTCCAAAAGCGTCTCCAAAAAGTTGAGAAGCTAAAGAGCTGAGCCCTTCGGTCAAAACTACTCCCAATCCAGATAGGATATTTCCTATCATTGGCAAAAAGTTATTGAATAAAAATGTTCTAGTTGTTTCCAGCAATGCTTGCAAGGCTGGTAAAACATTTTCACCAATCGATAAATTCCCTAGCACATTTTGAGTGGCCGACTTCATGGCTTCAAAAGAGCCTGTAAATGTGGATGACGCTTCTTTTGCTGTTGTGCCAGTGATATCCAATTTTCCTTGGATGGCGTGAATAGCGCTATAAACGTCTGACAAGTTATTTATGTCATACTTAACGCCTGTCAATTTTTCAGCATCCGCCAAAAGCCGTTGCATTTCTTGTTTTGTACCACCATAACCCAATTTCAGGTTATCCAACATCGTATAATTTTGCTTAGCAAACCCTTGATATGCCATCTGAATGCTCTCCATAGATGTCCCCATCTTATTGGCATTGTCCGACATATCCACCATGGCCATGTTAGCTGTTTCTGCCGCTTTATCTGTATCTCCACCAAGAGATTGTAGCAAGCTGGCTGAGAAGCCCGTCACGGTTTCCATGTATTTATTTGCAGAAAGTCCAGTAGTTCTATATGCTTCTTCTGCGTAGGCTCTTACTTTTCCTGCTGATGTTTTAAAGAGCGTTTCAACACCACCGATGGATTGTTGAAGAGCGGCCCCTTCACTCAATGCGGCGCTAAAAGCTTTCCCAATCCCTGCGGCTGCAATTACCTTTTTAAAAGTTCCAACCAAATTGGAACCCAATGACTCTCCAGCGAAGTTTCCTGCTGAGGCAACATCGCCACCAAGTTCTTTCTGAATCATTCCGCCAATCCCTTTAGCTGAAGGAATGATTTGTACGTAAGCTTTTCCAAGCTGAGTTGCCACTAGCTTTCACCTCCATTTCCAGAAAACAGTTGTTTTCTATAATTTTCGTAGTCTTCAGGACTTTCAAAAGTCATGAACTCTCTTGTATCTTCTTTTTCTTTCTTGATAAAGAAGTCTGTTAAAGCCGTCGGTCTGTTTACTCCTTTTTGTCCATCCTTTGATTGAATCCATAAGAGCATGGATAGTCTGTCAACCATACTTGCCAGTAGAACTCTTTCAACTGGCGCTATTTGATCTGATAAAAGTTGCTTGATGCGTGAATCATCTTTCAATCCATAAGCAAAAACAGCTACCGTTTGTAGTGGTAGCTGTCTGTAGTCATATACTTGATAAGTTTCCGCTAAATCACATATCAAAGCATCTTCATCCAAATCTATCATATGCGCCAGTATCGCTATTTTTTTAGCTTTTCTACCTGTGCAAATACGCTCTTGATTTCTCCAAAAAGTTTCTCATTTGGAAGGATTCCATCTTCTTCAATCAAGAAATCAATAAATTTTTCGGCCTGTTCTGGACCAAAAAGAAGGTCTAGAACTTTATCAACCGCTTGCACGTCACCACTATCTGCTTTACCGATATAACGCAACAAAAGGTAGTTGTCTAGTCTTCGTGTTTCAATCGAAAAGGCAAAACCACCATCTGTTTTGCCCTCAATTTTGTCATTCATTTTTGGAAAATCGATTTGCTTCGTCATTTATTACGCTCCTTGAATATATTCGTAGTGAGTGTTTTCGTTTGAATCTGGCAATGCAGTGATAGTCAACTCATAGCCAATTGGATCGCCGTCTTTGTAGCTAATCTCACCGATTCCGCTGACTTTACCACGTGGAATAACGATACGTTTAACATATCCGCTCTTCAAAAGTGTTTCAATCACAAGACAATGCTCTGGCAACTCTTTACCATTTGCCTTGATGATGATACCTGTTTCAAGGGTCCCAGTAACGTTTTCTGGCCCATAGGTTTCTTTCAAAACTTCGATGTTCAAGCTTTCAATCAATTTGTATTTAAACGTATCTTTCTTTTCAGTTTGAGAAGACAAGACCGTTTGTCCGCCCCACGCTTTTACTTCTTCACTTTCTGGTGAGTTTTCATTTGTTAAGCCGTCTGATGAAATGTATCCTAGCTTTTTGAAAGCTACGTTTAGCTCTTCTTTCGCATTTGTTGGTAAAGTTGTTCCAGCTGGTGCTGTTGCGACCGCTCCACCGATTTTAGGTTTTGCAGCTGTTACGTTAGATGCTGATGCAGTTGTCATATTAGTTCCTCCTGTTGTTACTGTTTCTGCGTTTGTTCGTACCCCTGATACGCTATCTTCTTGCGTCAAGTTAGTACCTCCTTAAAAATAGTTAATGTCATATACCGCTTGATAGCGATATTTCTTCGTTTCTGTGTCTGTGAAGTTGTAGTCGCTGTTGTGATGCACGCCACATACCTCATCAATAGTGATGAGGTTTTCCACCGCCTGCTTTACGACCTCATTTAACTCTGCGGCCTTTTGAAGTGATGGTGCATAACTCTGAAAAGCAAGGGTAGCTGAATGCGTGTAATCACTTCCGCCTGCGCCTGTCTTTTCAATCATCACATAGCTCTCTGGCAAGTCCTTTTTGTGTTCAAAGTAGCAAGGTACTTTAAGCTCCTTGCTCAAAAACTTCCTTACAATCAACTCAATCATTCAGCGCCTCCTTTAGCACCTCCTAGTGCTTTAAGTAAGATATTGTGCTTGTTGTTTCTCGCCATGCTCTTGATATCAGTGGTGCTAATCGTTGCGCTTGCACGCTTTTGACCTGGCGATACCTTAAGCTCAAAGCCTTCTCCTGCACCATCTGCAACCACTTTCCCTTTTTCTTCAAGAATATCTTGCATTTCTGGTGATCTCAAAAGCCCCGACACGCCTAGGCCGTTAAGTTTGAATTTCATATTACTCAAATGCTTCCACCATAACCTTTCTATTCCAAGCTAAAGGAATCATAGATTCAATCCCTTCCTCTGGCAAACCAATGGTCCGCCATTTTCTTCCAAAAAATTTGACTTCACGGTTTTCCCAGTTGTTTTGGTCGCCTTTTGGAATGGCAATGGTATAGACAGCCTTTTTGCCTGTAATACTCAACTTGTTTAAAACATCTTGAGTAGATGTCGGCGCAACTAAAACATTTTCAATCACAATTTCTTTATCTTCAAAAATAGGATGTCCAAAATCATCTTCACCAGATTCTACCTTGTCTACTAAAGTTACAGTAATTCCCTTTAGGTATGTCATAGATTTCAATCGCTCCATATTTCTGTTTTTTCTTCAAGCCTAGTCGCTTGAGCTCGGTATCTTTAATAAAAAGACCGCCTCCTGGCACTAGGTATGAGCCACTAAATGTGTAACCCAACGCACTTTCAGATACTTGCGTCATCGGTTCGTGATCTGTTGAAGTCATGAGGGTTCGGGCAACGATATCAACGGTAACAGACTTAGCGACGCTAGCCAAAGCGACGCTCTCTGCCACCATATCGTCAAGGTCTTTTCCGAACTTTTCAGCCTCTAAACGTAAAGAATTAGATACAACTTCAAGTAGAGCTTCCGCTCTTGCTCTTTCATCTACCTTTAGATTTCTCCAAAGTAGCTGAAGGTCTTCGATAGTCGCAAAATTCTTCATGATTAAAGCTCCCTGTTTGCTTCGTAAAGCGTTACTAATTCAGACTTCTTCAAGCCTTTCTCATAGTCAACGCCCATATCTTCTAAAGTAGACTTCAATTCAGCCACGGTCATATCTGTAGCCACTGAGTTTGCTGTATCAACAAGCACCCAATCCCCTCCGATTAATGAATCGGAAGAGATTACAGCACCTGTTTTAATATCACGATACAAAGCCATAGAGACTAGGCCTTAACACGCGCAAATGCGTCTGCGTCAAGGATACCCCAACCGATAAAGGCTTCTGCACGCAAACAGATTTCATTGTAGGCTTTAAGGTCACGACCTGCTCCATCTGGGTCACCGTATTCGATGATTTCAAGCGGAATGTTTTCTGAGTAACCCCATTTGAAACGGTTCTCAAAGTCCCCGACGATAGCGTGGTCTTGGTCTGCGCTTCCTGAGATTGTCAAGTTTTTGTTTACATCAGACTTCATGCCGAAGAATGAGTCTGGATTTTGACCAAAGCGGAACTCTGGATATTGTACAACCCCGTTCACTTTCACTTTAGCAAGTGCTTGCCCTGCCGCTGGTGAGATAGCGATACCTGTTACTTCTCCACCTTTTGCTACGATAGCTTGAACTGCCGTATCAATATTTTCATCAACTTTTGTTTCATCATAGGTTACTGTAGTACCTGTAACTACACCATCAAAAGAGTTAGTGTCCTTGAAAGAAGCTGGCGTCATGCCTTTTGGCTCAAGCCCGTGAAGTGCTGCAATATCAAACGCTTCTGCAATTTTCTTAGAAAATCCATCAGCGAATTGTGACAAGTATTCAAGCTGTTTAGCTTCAGACATGTATTTGAATTCTTCTGTGATACGTGCTTGGTAAACAAACTTCAATGGCTTGATAATTTTTGAAGTGATTGTAGCTTTACCCGCTTGTTTTTGTTCACCTTCACCAACGATCTGCGCATTTCCTTCAAGGTTGAAGATGAATTGCTCTACTCCGTTGAAAGGGATAGGCGTTTGATTTGAAAGCTTAGCAAGTACGGAACGTCCTTGAACCTTGCTGATCATTTCTTTTACAAGTTCTGGTTTAAAAAGTGTTGCTGTTTTTAGTGAATTATCTGTCATTTTTCTACTCCTTTATTTGTGAAAATTCATTTCTTTAAGCATTTGTCTCATCTCTAGCTCTTTACCACTAGAAACTTCTGGCTCAACATCTTTTAGAGGCGCTTGCGGTACTGGTGCTGGTCTCATAAATCCTGCTAGCCTTTCAGCGTCAGCAGTTAAAGAGGCTTCATCTGTACCCTGTAAGCGATCCGCTAAATCATAAGGCAAGCCATTCTGTAGTGCGATACGAGTGCGTAGACTTGCGGTTTCATAGTTGCTTACTTTTCCTTGCAAGTCTGTGATTTGAGCGTCTAAATCCGCTCTGGTTTGCTTATCATCTTCAACAGTTGACTTCAAAGCACTGTTTTCAGTTTCAAGCTCTGAAACACGTTTTTTGAGTTCGTCATAATCAGCGAATTTTTCGCGCTCACGTCTGATACGCTCTTTCACAATGTTGTCAAGCTCTTCCTGTGTTTCAATGATTTTAAATTCAGACATTTCTGTCTCCTTTCTCCTGATTTCCCGTCAGTTCGGTAATTTTCGGCATTAAAAAAAGCAGTACTTGACCGCTTTCCTTAATAGTTGATTTTTTGCTTTTTCTTAGGCTTCGTAGTAGTACAAGCCCAATGCGCAAGCAAGGCGCTATCCATCAAAGAGATATCCATATCAGCAAAATGCGAACGATAGCCAAAGCCACCGTTTGAACCAATGTTCCTCTTGTCGCAATTTGTCGCAACTTTAGATAAAGAAGGCTGACCTGCATGGCACAAGGTCTTTTGGTAAATCCCTTGCTCCCACATAGAGTTTGCGACGATGATTTCTTTTACTGTCGGTAAAATAATATTCTTCATTCGCTCTTTTTTCAGCTCTTCATCTAGGATTTTCTGTCCACTTGCCCCGTCAATCACAATGCTAGCAATGTCTGCACTTCGGATAAACTCCAATATCCATTCATTGCCGTTTCTCACTGATTGACAGTCAATAGCTTCAACAAAAATCCTTTCATCAGCTGTACGAACTGCTATACTTAAAGCTACGTTTGCTCCATCTTGACCATATTTGATACCAACGAACAGCTTACCATTTGGCTCTGGATTGATTACTTTTAATTCATTCCATTCTGTCTCTGATATAGCTGATTTCTGATTGTATTCTGGCCAAAAGCCCAAACGTTGAACGTTATGATCTAGCTTATCTTCACCTAATTCGGCTTCTATCTTGCGCTCATTCAAATGGTAGCCCATGGAAGGGTTAGAGTTATACCATGCTTCCACATCGTCAATCTCTTTTTCTTCCGATACAGACCACTCCGCCCATCCTGAGTACTTCCCTTTTCCAAAAAGACAAGTCTTACGATAGTTAGTGAATACTGTACCATTTGAAACAGGCGTAGGCGGGGTACCACACATGATTGTGATAGGGTTATCACTATCCGTCACCGTATACTTCAAGGCCGATTCTTGTTCAGTAGTATACTCCTGAGCTTCATCGATGAAAAGAAGGTCAAAACCTTCCCCCAAACCACCATTTGAAGTTCTGGTACGGAATTGGATAACCCCGCCACCTTTGAAAAGTTCTATCCTCTCTTGCCCCTTTGCTCGTATAGAGCTAAAGTCCTCTCCTTCCACATATCCCATTTTTTCTAGGTATTTTTTTACCTTTTCAAAAGATGAGTGTGAAGTAGATATTCTGTGGGCCGTGTGTAGAATGTTCATTCCGTTATGCAGGCCCCAAAGTTCAAAAATGTAAACAACCTCTGTTTTACCATTCCGTCGGGGTATTGAGTAGCCAAACTTTTGGTGTACCCACAAATCATCTTTATCCACCGCCATCATGTGTGTCAAAAGATTAATCTGCCATGAGTAGCAAGATAGGCCTGTGCGCTCATAAAGTTCTATAGCTTCTTTTGCTTTAGAATTCTTTTTGACGTGCTTTAAAATTACCGATTGAGTAGGATTTTGATTGCCAATCTTTTTTTTAGCCATCTTTCCGTCCTTTCATCAATCGTACCGCATGGTAACCCTGTCGCTGGGATAATTTAATTAATTACGTTTAAAATATAGTTTTTAGCAACATCAAGCATTCCCAATGCCTGTAAACTGCTGTCCCAACTATAGCCAAGATTAATCTCACCATCTTTATCCAAAGAAACCACTAATACCGAAGTATAGTTGTTACTAGCTTCAAGATTTTCCTCCAAAATTTCTTTCACGGAAGCGCCACGCTCCAAACTAGACTTTTTCTCTGAAAAATCAATCGTGTTTACCATCTTTCCGTCCTTTCAATCTTATCGCATGATAACCCTGTCGCTGGAAGATATTTAGATCACCTCCAAGTCTTATTCCAAACATTTTGCTTGCGTCCCGATTTCGGGTCGTACTCTACCGTACACTGGCAACGATTATGGCGCTTGTAGATATCGTTTGGCACATTCGGATATTTATAGCGTCCTTGCTTCTTCTGGCACCAATCACAACAAAAACTAGTAGCCGTGCGGATAACCTCTGGATTTAAGCCTGCTTTATGATGAAAAGCTACATTTAGCTTCAAAATCTCATCAACAACGCTCTGGCTAAAATTCACTATAGGCTCTTCCAAAAGCCATTCAACATCTTCAAAACTTTCAGCGTCTGATAATTTATCAATCAAGCCATCAATTCTGTCCTGATTGAGTTCAGCCGTTTTAACCGCAAGACCTAGCTGGGCGTTTTCATTTAGTTGCTTTTGTACTTCTTCTGTATATTCAGATACAAGCTCATGATTTCGTGATAAGGTCTCATTTAAAATGCGGTCTGCAATGTTGTAGTGCATTTTTCCTTCTGGCAAGCTATCAACTGTGATATGCTTTCCTAAAGCTTTTGAGATTTCTTGACCAACTTCTATAGAGTACCTATTTGCGTCAATGTATGTCGCTTTTCTATCTTCAAGCTTTTGAGCAAGTGCTTTTAAGATTTCATTGCTTTCTCTTGACTTCTCAAAATCACTTCTTGTCTTTTTGAGTAGGCTTGGTACTATATCCTCCACCATCTGCTACCTCCTTCATTACTGGCGCTGGCTTATCTGAGCCCTTGATACCTGTTAGGTCACGGATGGTATCTGCGTCCATGTATCCAGGTATCGCTTGATTGAGCTTGATAGCACCGTCTCCAATTAAGGTTAGAGCGTTTGCGTCTGCTTCAAACAATGGCTCCCACTTCACAACCGTTTTATTAAACTGCCCTCGTGAGTATGGAATGCTGTCCCTCAAGCAAGTAGCAACGTATGCTACGTTTAAGAAGCCTGAACCTAAAGAGCGCTGTGCTTTCCGTCCTGCAAGTCGTAGATTTTCATGGCTTGCACGGATAGCTTCAACAGATGAAGGGTTATCTGAGACAAAGCCTAAATCATCAAGCGTTAGCCCCATCTCACCCGCAAAGCCTGCCGCTGCTGTCCGTAGTTGCTCCGTAAATGGCGACATACTTGAAGTAGTGAATTGCCCAATGCTAGGCTTTTCTCCATCTTCATCTTTATCAATGGTTAGCAAGCTTGATATGGTTGCTTTCCATGTGTCAATGCTGTCAGCTTCTGGGCTGAGCCCCAAAATGTACTTTTGAGGGAATGAATAAAATTCTGCGGTGATATCTGAGCGCTCAAGTGTTCGTTTTGCGTATGATTGATAGTACATTCCTGCCTTGGTAATTCTTGAGCGTCCAAAAGGCCTCACTGCGTCTGGTCTATGAATGATAGGCACTAGCAAAGGCACACCCGTTGGGTTTGGGATAGTGAATGGCTTAAATCCTTTTACAAAAAACGTTGTACTTTCTGGCGTGAAGTAGGCTTCCCTGATAGGCGCCTTGTTTTCATCACGCTTCAAGACTGCATAACCTTCTGTAAGCAAGCCCGTGATAGGGTCAATCACGCCCGTAGCATTACTTGCTTCAATAACTTGTAGCCTTGGCGTGCCTTCGCCACTTGCTACGTAGATAAAGCAACATGAGCCGATTAAAGCCGACAAGATAGCACTGTCAAAGAATACGTCTGGATTATTCAGCGCAAAAATCTCATTTACGTTGAAGTCGTCGTTTCCGAACTCACGGAACACTAAGCGATCTGCAAGGCTGTCAACACCCTTGGCGGCCCAACCTAGCACGGCTTTATATTGTTGCCTGATATGAGGCGGAATGGTAATACCCATATCCAATTCCTGATGCTCCATTGCGTACTGGGAGTATCTTAAATCAACGCTGGAAGTATAGTTTGCAAGCTTTCGCCTGAGATACTGAATGCCTTTTAAGTTTTCCAAAATGTGAAATTTCCTTTCTTGTTGCACGAGAAAAAATGTACAGTAACGGCGGGAAGTTCGGAAGTAGCCCGAGGGAGGGTGCTACCCCCCCATACTTTTATTCATAATCCCCCTTTTATTCATTAAAACACGAACATTATAAGGATAGGGTATTATTTAGTTAACTTATAGCTGTTACTACTGCTAATTATTATTAAGATTTATATGAAAACCAGTCAATCGTTTGAGGTAAGTTCCTGTTACCTATAATCTTTGGACTGGAAGTCTTATCATCAGCATAAAGCTTGTCTGACTTCTGCCGATTGCATTGCCAATGAGCCAACTGTAAGTTATTAATATCAGATGGATGACCGTTTTTATTTATCGGTACGATATGGTCAATGACTGGACTTAAAGGATGAGGATACTTAAGGCTCTTGTCTACTGGCTGGCCACAAATCCCACAAGTGTTTCTAGTCTTTAAGATTATCCTTTTGTTCTTATCAAAAGCGATACGGTGTGGACCGCTACGGTCTGCACGAGGGGAGAGGGTGCTTGACATGGTAGGGGGTATCCTTTCTATGAGGGGTGGGGGTCTGTCTATAAAGGTAGGGGGGTAGTCTTTCTATCAAGGGGGTAGGGTATGAAAAAACCCTTCCCTTTTCTATTCAGGGTAGGGGGGTCTTATCTATACTTCAATGCCTTTATATTTAACATATCGGAGGTGTTATATTTAACATATCTTACATTCTGTTAAATAAAACTGATAACCTATAAAGCTTACTGTCTGTAAGCCTGCTTTTACTTTTTGTAATTTCTTATTTACATTTTCTCAATATGTAAAATAAAACATAATCAAGCATTTAATTTCTAATAGTCAAAAGTTAAAATACTTTCATCTAACTCATCCTGCGAGTAGCCAATATATCCTAGTGTGATATCTGGTGTAGAGTGATTGAATATCTTTTGAAGTATCGCTACGTTACCATTCTTTTTGTAGTGATGATAGCCAAAAGTTTTTCTCATTGAGTGAGTACCGATATGCGTTAAGCCAACGTAGTTAGCGGCATCTTTAAGTACTTGATATACAGCTACTCTTCCAATGTGTGTGATACGTACTCCATCAGTCCTTTTCTTCTTCTTGCTAGGAAAGAGATAGTCATAGTCTGCTAAACCATTATCTTTAATGTATTTGTTGATTTCTTTTCTAAGAGGTGGACTTATCGGGAAGTATCTTATCTTCCCTGTCTTCTTTTCCTTTAATTCAATCCTATCAGCAGTTACCTGCTTAACTTGAAGTGGTATGATATCACTTACTCTCAATCCTGAATAGATACCAAACATGAATAAGATAAAGTTCCTATCGTTCTTTTTTCTAAGATAGTCTTTCATGCGTTCAATATCATCTAAATCACGAATAGGCTCAACCTTGCGCATATACCTCTCCTTTCTAATGTAAAAAGAAAAGCACTACAATATCTTGTAATGCTCCGACCTCTCACGTCATCTTCTCTCTTTATTTTCGATACTACCATTTTATCATCAAAAACCTTTCAAAAACTCCCGACTTTTTCCCCAATTTTTCCCGAAAAATTCCCAAGATTTTCCCAAAATTCAGCGGTAAACCAGCAAGTCCTTACCTTGATAACACTCTGCAAACTCCAAAAGAGCTCTGTTAAGCATGCGGTAGTATTCACTTGCTGAGTATCCTAGATCCGCATATAAGATATGGCTAGCCTTTCGATAAGGTGTACAGTACTTTTCAACTAGAATACGTGTATAATCTAAGTTTGACAAGCTATTGATGGCTTTGGCAATGACCTCCATATCTTGCTGTGCGGATACACGTCTGACTACCATATCTTCAACTTGCTTACTGACATGCCCTGTACCCCCTCTAGGCTCTAAGGTATATGATATGGTAATCTTTGGCGCATACTCTTCCCCTGCAATTCTTTTAAGCTGAAAATACCTTTTAAGCACTCTTTCAGCGGCCTTGCGTGTCTTTTTCTCATCAATCTTTTCTAGCAGTTCAATTTGCATTTCAGACCCCTCCATGATATACTAGAAGCGTAAAGTATTTAAGTATAAAGGCTGATGGTCAGTGCGTCTCGAACGTGCTGGCTTTTCTTTTTTAATGGGTAAGTTTAGGCAAGATTTCTTTTACAAGGAAAATGTAGTTAGGTGCTAAAACGGTCTTCAAGACTGTTACTACTACAAATCCTGTACCTCCTAAAGTAAGTGCCGTGTAACTTCCTATCAGAAAAGGCTTCAACTTCTTACGATGGCTTTCTACTTGCTTTTCAAAAAGCTCCAAGACTTCATCCTTTTTGAGATTCCAGTAGCCCATTTTCTCACCCTGGTATACAAAGTAGTAGATGGTAGTGCAGACTGTCGCAATAAGAGCTACAATCGTGATGAAAAGGAAGATAACCGACAGAAAACGAAAACTTTCGTATAAAACCTTTTCTTTTAGAAGCATTTCATAGATCTGCGGTGCGTTGCCTTTAAAAGTATCAAGTAGTGAGCTAACTTCATCTACTGTCATATTCAGCATTTTTGCTAATGCTTGTAAAATCTCATTCATCTTTAATCTTCCTCATCTTCCATTTCAAACGCTACATGTGGCACTAGTTCTCCAACATTTATCATATCTTTTGTTAAGACAAACTTTTTATAATTGCCGTCTTCATCTAAATCCTCAAAAAATATTAAGTAAAAGCCAATGCCTTCAAACTCTTCATAATTGCCATTTGAAGTATGCTCAAATTCGTACTTGTCAAAGTTTACGCTCCCCTTGAAGCCAAAAATCTTGATAGTATCGCCTTCAAAAATTTCCACTCCATTTTTGTCGTAGCAACCCGTAGACCTCGTGAAGAGGTAGCGGGGGTTTTTCAAGTCTGCAAAAGTCAGGCTTTTTTTAACTTCTTCAAAATCCAAAAAACGTTTTTCTTGTCTGTCGTATGCTCGTAGTCTGATCATCATCATTATTTTAGTCCTCCGATTGGTAAGCGCGCACAACCTGCGTCTGTAATGCTCGTCAAAATATCTCCGAATGTATTCGCCCATGCGTAATTTCCCTTCTCTTTAAATTCATATACAGTCATTTTCAGGATTTCCTCAACGACCTTTACTTTAAAGTGAAGCATAGTATCTTTATCGAAATCAACACTTTGTAAAATCAATTTTGAATGGAAAATTTTGCCAAACCCTTCCAATTCTACATAAACATTTGTCCAACTCATCAAACGATCATACACCCAACCTCCACTCAATTTAAAATCAGGTAAATTCACCTTTTTAAACATTCCTGAGATTTTTTTGATTTCATCCTCTTTTTTTGCTCCTGCATAAGGATATCTTTGTGGCTTCATAGTATTACTTCCTCTCCAACTTTAATTTTATTGAATTCTGCTTCTGTGACTACGAAAACTCCGTAATCTCGGATAGTAATGGTATATAGCTTGCCGTGTCTGCCTTTTTCAATTACTTTGCCGTGGATTTCAGCTCCTGCGCTATCTGCTTTATAGATAATCATAGGCTTTTGGTTCTCCAAGCTCTTTAGCTTGTCAATCTTCCATACTTCAATAACAGCTGATGATAGAATCCATGCCAAGATAATGAATTTCAAAAGTTTTTTATCAATCATCAAAGTCCTCCTGCACCATGTAGCCATCCAACCAAGCACGCGCAAAAGCTTCCTGCCCTTCTTTAGTGAAAAATCCTGATAAGTCCAGATGGCAACAGACAATAGTATCTACTAAAGACATGCCATCCTTTTTTGCTTCTTCAAGCATTTCTGCGATTTCATTTGGCAAAATCGGGATTTTCAAGCTTTTTTCTTTTTCTTTAATCTCCAATTGTTTTGCAAGATTTTTTAAGATATTTTCTGCTTTAATATCTCCGACTGTGATTTTACTTGTATCCATTTTTTCTACTGTTGCTGTCATTTTAGGCCTCTTCCACTTCAAAAAGTGCACTTGATAACATTAGTCCAAAACCTGCTTCTTCAAGCTCTTTGCGCGTGTGTGCCGTGCGAAAATCTCCCACTTCATGCTTATCCAAGAAAAGCCACTTATACTGACGTTTATTATAATTTAAGTAGTCATATCCTTCTTTCATATTTTTCATACGAATTTTATAAGTTTTTTCAGTCTCAACATTAAAGCCATTGACCCATGCACTCAAAAACTTCATTTCATTATCATCTTTCGTGATCCACATTAAGATTTCAAGCTCAAACTGCAAACTTTCAAGTGCTGAAAAGAAGCTTTTTCCTTGCTCTTTTTGGCGCGTGATGAAATCTCCAACTTTTTCTGGGATAGTTACAAGTTCTTTTTTGCTATTATTCATTTTCTAGCTCCTTTAATTTCTTTTCTAATGCTACTTTCTTCTTGCGTAAGTATTCACGATCTTCAGCTTTTGCGTGAGCTATCTTTGCGTAGGCACTTTGAGATAATGACTTATCACATGGTGCGCCTAAATCTTCAAGCTTTTGGTCTATGAGATTGATAGAGCGCGTGTATGCGGATATCATTTCCTGCTTTAATGTTTCATTCATCATCAATATCCCTCAAGTGTAGCTTCAATTAGATTCATGCACGCTTCACGGATAGCCATGCAGTCTTCATGGTCTGGGTGCTCACTTTGTACACGTAGAATCGCATTGTGTACCTCTTCAGTGATAGACCTTTGCAAAACCCCTTCCTGTGCATATCCTAGCAAGTAAGATACGTCTACCCCGAAAAGATCTGCAATTTCTTTCGCCTTATCTGGTTTGACTTGGCTGAGCCCTTTTTCCCAATTTCCCACCGTGCGCTGTGAGACTCCTAGCTTGCCGGCTAGGGTCTTTTGCTTAATATGTTTTAACTTTCTGAGTTGTTTAATCTTATTCATTTGTAAAAACCTCGTTCAAATCTTCTACAATTTCATTGCTGTTATAAGGCTCATCTGCAATCCGTGCAAAACCGTGTCTGTCAGTACCTAGTCTTGTTTTAGTCGTCCATTTTAGGTAAATTGACATTCTGCAAAATCGGCATAAGAGTGATTTTGCGGTAGGGCCTACTTTACGCGTATAGCACTCTCCGCAAAAAGGGCAATGCACTTCCGCTTTCAAACTGATCATAGTCATGTGATATTCCTCTTCTTTCTTAAAAGTATTGTGTACGCTTGTTAGGTAGGTCGTTGAAAGTCATAAAGTGATTTTCATCAACACCTTTCAGCATCCTTGTCATAAACGGCTCTCCGTAACGCTTCTCAAGTTGATCTCCTGTAAGGTTCGTTGTTACAATGGTGTTCGCCCTCTTGTTCAGAATGTTGTACAGGATGCTAGAAGACCATTCACTCTCTTTCTCCATTCCTAAATCATCAAGTACTAAATACTTGGCGGTTGCGATTTTATTGACAAGATATTCTTCTTGCTTAAAATCAGCCTTAATCTTCATCAGTAAGTCCGTGACATTGATGAAAATTGCAATTTCTTTAGTCTTATCTGATAGAGCTTTTACAATAGCAAAAGCAAGATGGCTCTTACCAGTGCCTGGCTCTCCTTGGAAAACAACATTATTCCGTGCACCGTCTTCCCATTCATCGCAAACCCTTTTAGCAAAGGCTAACTTTTCTTCTTCTTTGCTGGTAGGGATATCAAAATTCTCAAGTGTCGCATTTTTCAAAACTTCATCATAAAGAGAAAATTTCTCTAGATAGAACAAACGCTCACGCTCTTTTTCTTCTACCGCAATGCGATCAATAATAATTTGGTTTTCTTCGTGAATGCGTTCGGATTCACATAGTCTGCAAACTACCTTATCTGTACGTAACAACTTAATCAGCTTGATATCATGTCTATCACACTTTGCATTAAGCTCTTCTACTGATTGAGAGTAGCTGATAGCTAACCTTTCTAATACATCTACTTCCATACGACCTTCCCTCCATATGTAGACCAACTGGCCATATCAGATAGTACTTGTAGTACCACTTCAAGGCTTTGCTTTTCAAGTAAGGCTTTTTTAGAGTCGCTGATGTGATAGAACTCATTTTCAAAATCCTTGATAAGACTATTTATTGTTAGAATCCCCATTTTGACTTACCTCCACCACTAGGCTTAAACCCTTTGCTAGCATTAGGAAGACTAGGTCTTTTTATAGCATTGACTTGTTGAGTCTCTTTCTCTGCTAGCCTATCACCTAAAGTAGTGATTTTGCTCATGCTCCAATTTTTCAAGATACCAGTGATATAACCTAAAGTTGGTTTTCCTTTTAGAACAGATTCAGTAAGAGCTTTTTCAACCATTTCACTTCCATACTTGAAAACCAGTCTATCAATACTCTTCATTTCAGATGGTGTGAGTTTCTTTTGAAACTCTTCCTCAAATTTTTCATAAATGCTTTTTTCACTAATTGAGGAACTACTACTACATAGTTCTTCTTCTTTTTCTTGTTCTTGTTCTTGTTCTAGTGCGTTACAAGGCGTTACATGTAACGTTACATCGTGCGTTACTGTAACGTTACATTCACCCTCATTTACTTTCTCTTCAGCAAGTAGTTTTTGCTTCGCACGGTGCTTTGCAACGCGGTTTCGAGCCTGCTCACGAATTTTTGCCAAGGCATCGATATTTTGATTTTTTTCCCATTTTTTTACTACTAAAATCCCATTAATTTCCTCTAACAAATCTAAACTTTTTAGAATTTTAATTGATTTTTTTACGATTTTTTCTGACTTTTTAAACGATTTTGCAAGCAGTTTTGTATCATAGGCAATATGATCATTAAGGGCAAGCAAACCTGAATTATTCAACCTTCCTGCAAGTGTCAAAATTTTTACCCAGATGCAAATTACTGTATCTCCGTCTTTCATGCTTTCAATACACTGAATTTTTTCATCTTCAAACATATCTGTAGCAATCTTAATCCACTTTACTTCTGCCATGATATGCCTCCTTTAGTGCAAAACTTTCATGCTAGGCGCTGGCAATGCTAACGGCTCTGGCTTCAAGCCTTCTGGCCGTTCATTGTCAAACGTAAACCCTTGGAACTTTCTGCGGATATTCTTGCGAATAGCTTGATGTTCATCGTATCTGCCTGCTTCGTAAAGTTCCTCTGACAGTTCAAGCACTTTGGCTTCAAATTCCTGCTTTTTCTTTTTAGCTTCTGCTTCAAGTTTTTCTTGACGTACTACATATGCATATGCAATGAAAACAAAGAGAATGATTGTAGCAACTCCTAAAAGTTGGCTCAAAATTGATGGCTCTTGTAACATGACTTTATTTTCCTTTCTAGTTTAGGCTGTCATAAGCTTGTCAAGCTCAAGCTCAGCAACTTCTTCAATGATAGCTTTTTCAGCTTTCAAGTCATTTAGTAGGGTTTTTAGACTTTCTTTCTTTGCTTTGTAGCGATTGCGGGATTTCCACATGCAATAGAGGGCGAAACCTTTATAATGAATTAGAACGGTTTTGTGAGTTGGGTGCAAAACGAAAAATTTAAAATCTTCATGCTCTTTCATCTCATTCGCCCACTGCTTCAACGTTGTTAATGACAAATCGTTGAATTTTTCTTTCAAACTTTCATACCCGCCCCATTCAGCTTTTTCTTCTTGAGATACAGGGCGAAAATTCACGTTATTAATTACTGGCATTTCTCTGCCTCCCGTGTTATACTTTATATATACTTTTTTGTTAAGGGCCTGATTGCAGTCAGGCTTTTTTTGTGCTAAAAACAATGATATTCATTCAATTGCATGATACGCAATTTCATGTTGGTGTTTGGCTCCCAATTTCTCCAGTAAGCCAAAGCTTCATTCGCATATTTCTTTGGAAGAAGGTCATACCTACTGATGTTGAAATGGTCTTTAAAATCCACTTCTGCTTGCTTGAAAACTGATTTTGCAAAAACCTTGTTTTCATAGGCTGGGCTATCAATCCCTCCTAAACAAGCTACCACTCTTGCTTTTCGTTTTTTCAGCAAAGCTTGAGCAAAACTTGGATGAATCGGTTGCTCATTCTTCAGATAGTTGATATCTTCAACCATGCTTGTTTGTTGTTCTCTTAACATCTTCTGAGTCGTGAATAGCGCAATGAAAGCTTCCTCATCCAGATTCTCTCTAATGAATCCGCCATCTTTCCTAATTGCTGGTAGAACTTCTGATGTCACCCAATGTTTAAAGGCTTTGGCTTGAGGTAGCTTGCTAGATAAGATTAAGGAATAGAGCCCAGATTCATTAATGATGACAACATTCTGTCTGCCACCAGGGGTGTCCACTTCGGTCACCCCTTTATCATCTTCATCCACATGAGTTCTGATAGCTTTCGCGGTTCCCGTATATCCTAGGATATCTGCAACGTCTTTCCCCACAAACCACGGTTCCTTGCCGATTAGAACGATTCTGACTTGCTGGCCTCTAAAGCTGTAAATTTCATTCATGATGTTTCTCCTTTAATTATTTAACTAATTTCTTCAAGTTTTTCCCACGACTCTGATAGCTTCAACTTTTTATGGATAAGAAGCTTCAGGTCATCACTACCTTTTCCTTTTTTGAAAAGCTGTGTGATAGCTGATGGCGTGACACCTGCGACTATCGCAAGGTCTGTCTTGCTCCAACCCTTTTCTTTAAGGCTCGCTTCTGCTAGGCTCGCCCATCTCTTTTGTTGGTCTTTCATATGACCACCTCCTTTTTTAAGTTAAATTACTATAAGTTAAAGAAAAAGTGAAAAAATTTTTTATTTTTTTTGAAAAAATGTTGACAATAAAAATTAATTCTTATATAATAAGAGTGTAGAAAAAAGCTATAAAAAACTATAAAAAGTTTTAGAAAACTGATAAGAATAGTCTTTTTAAAGGTGCAACAAAAAATAAAGAAAAATAAAACGCATTAAAAAATAGACAAATACAAAGATTTTTCTTGATTTAATTTTTAACATATTTCTTAACTTCTGAGATAATAATACCACTTTAGAAAAAGCTTGTCAACATTTTTTCGTCTTTTTTTTAACTTTTTTTGCATTTTTTCTTCATTTTAAGATTATATTTAATCTTAGATAGGTATAGTATCAAATATAATCTTAAAAACGTGAATACTTTGGATAAAAAAAGGGGGTGCATGTAATATGTTACCTGTATATGAAGTTGTGAAAGAGCTATGCAAAAGCAGAGGCTTATCATTCAACGACGTTGAGGAAGGCTTGGGTATCGGAAAAAATACTCTTTATGGCTTAAAAAGAAACAACCCTTCAACAGAAAGAATCATGCAACTTGCGGACTTTTTCAATGTGTCAGTGGATTTCTTGCTAGGTCGCACGGATCAGGAAAAGCCTGATAGAGAAATCATAAAAGAGACTCTTGAAAGTCAAGACTCAAAAGAGATGGACTATGAAAAATTTTTCTCTATGGATATAAAAAAAGACGGTCTGAAAATTACTGACCGTGACAAACGCATTATAAAAGCTATGATAGACTCGTACTTAAAAGAGTCTACTATCTAGTAGAAAACAACAAAAAAAGCCCCTACACTCGTAAGTTTGGAGACGTTGAGTGTAAGGGCATATCTTGTATAGTAAAAGGCATTAAAAAGCTCTTTTTACTATACCCATTTTATCAAAAAAGTGAGGTAAATGCAATGTGGATGGAAGAGTTACCAAATGGAAGATTTAGGTATGCGGAGAGATATACAGATCCGTATACTGAGAAATTGAAAAAGATATCAATCGTACTTGATAGCAAGTCACCCCGCGCCAAAAAAGAGGCGCAAAAGATACTAGATGAAAAGATAGCAGAAAAGCTTCAAAGTCTTACTACTACTGATATGCTTTTTACAGACGTACTAAATGACTGGTGGGAGCTTCATAAGAAGTCTATCAAGCCTTCTACCATCAAGACCATGGTATATGCTGTAGATGAGATAAAAGAAAGTTTTGCGCCTGAAGTAAAGATAAAAAATATCACTGCAAAGTACACGCAACAGTACTTCACCGATTCGGAAGAAAATTATATTAAGCTCAAAAAACACAAATCCGTTTTAAGTATGGTCTTTAAGTATGCGCTTGATATGGAGCTGATAGACAGCAATCCCGTCCAGCGTGTGCGATTGCCCAAGCAGGTTGCCACATACGAAACTATGGAACGAATTGAGGACAAGTTCCTTGAGCAAAGTGAGCTGAAACGCCTTCTGAAAGCCATGAAAGAGTATAACCGAGGCTATCACGTTGCCCGCATGGCGGAGTTCATGTCTTTAAATGGCTGTCGCGTCGGTGAAGCTGGTGCCTTGAAGTTTGAGAATTATGATAAAAAAAATCGCACCATTACTATAAATGGTACGTTAGATCCCACGCGCAAAGGGTCTGAAGGCATTAAGACTACGCCTAAAACCTTATCATCTATAAGAGTTGTTGACCTGACAAATAAAGAGATAGAGATCATTGAAGAATTTATAGAGCTTCATAAGCTAAGAAAGGCTACCAATCCGAACTACAAGGATATGGGGTTCATCTTCGTATCAGCTAACGGCATTCCGATTCATAAGTCATCTATAGGCAAGCTCATGAAAAATGCCAATGCTACTTTAAAGAATCCAATCAATAAACCACTGCACCCACATATCCTACGCCATACCCTTATCAGTACACTTGCTGAAAATAACATTCCCTTGAAAGCTATCACTCAACGTGTCGGCCACAAAGACAACGGCAAGACCACAATGGAAATCTATACTCACGTCACAAAAAACATTAAGTCGAAAGTCGTTGATGTCCTGGATAAACTTTATAAGTAATTGTGCCCCATTTGTGCCCCATGAAGATAAAAAAAGAAAACCGCTACTCCTAAGAATAGCGGTTTAATCATGTTTTTAAGCTACTAATGTAGTCGCTCTATTATTTAAGAGTAATTGAAATAACCTATATAAATAAGCACACATAAGCCAAAAAAGGCTTAAAATAAGCATTTATAAGAGGTAACTTACACTGATTTTTTACCATGAAAACACAAAAAAAATACAACTTTGCCCCATTTGTGCCCCATGGGGCACCCTTATAAACCCCGCTCTACTTGATACATAAGCGTTGAATGTTCTACCAGATCCCTATACTTCCAACTCATGATCAGGTAGTCCAGTAGCTCTTTATCTTCAATTTCAAAATCTAACAAAAGGAGTAGATTTACTGTGTATTCATTTTTCAAAAAAGGCAAGCTATAAGTCACTGCTACCCAGTGTTCAAAACCTAGACCTGTTTTCTCAATGCTTGCTTGTTCAATGTTTATGATTTTCATTTTTTTATCCTCCTACTTATCTATTCGTAAAAAGATAAAAAAGTGATGAAAAAATCACCACTTTTTTTGAGAAAATATTTTTTTAAAAAAGTCAATTTGATTAAAAAATGTTTTCATGGTATAATATCTATTGAGGCGGTGCCTTATCCGCCTTTCTTTTTTATTTATACATATTGAGCTGACTTTGCAGTCAGCTCTTTTTAGTTACTATTTTTAAAAAAGTTTCGTTGCTCTTCTAGCTTCTTGAGTAAATCTTTCAGTTTCATTTTTTTGATATCAAGACCTTTCAAAGCTTCAAGGCTCTCATAGTGTCCTTCCAGGATTTCCTCAAACTCTTTATCACTTTCAAAATCTTCTCTCATTGGAGGATTTGCATAGATGTACTTGCTGATGAAACCATCACTCATCAATACTGCGACAACTTCAAAATCTCCATCATAGATATCCATATCTTCCTTTGCTTCAAGGATAAGACCTTCATTCTTTTTTAAAAGCTCTTCTTGAAGAAGGTATGAAGCCTCAGTCAATTTATACCCAGTTATGATTGTTAGATTTTCAAGTTTGCGCTTACCAGTGATGAGAGCTGAAATGGTCTGCTGAGCGACACCGCTCATCTTAGCAACCTGATAGCCCGTTGCGTGATCTAACATCCATTCAATTTGATTTGTATCTATTTTCATGGTATAATCTTTCTACGGTTGTTACTCTACAACCAATCTATCTTACAATAGAGCTGGGAATCCCCCAGCTCTTTTTCTATGCAATCTCTTCTGATTCTTCCATAGCGTGATAGGCCTCAGCAATCTCATCTGCTGAACAAGACCAATTCAACCATTCGAAACCTTCTTTCACAACTAGCGAACCATCTTCAGCATAATAAGCATTACCGCAATCAGTATGCCATTCAATCTCAGAACCATCAACGTATATATCTACGCATGTTCCACGGTGATAGCGTCTTAGAGCATCTGCGATTTTACAAATTTCTTCTGCATCAAGCTCTTTCTTCTTATCATCAATCACAACACTGGCATGAGCGTCATAATAATCATGGCCGTTGTCAAATCTTCCACAAAATACTGCACTATTCATTTCGAATACCTCTTTTTCTTTTTTCTATCTTACATTTTAAGTATACAACATATGTTGTTTATTGTCAATAAAAAAGATAATTTTTTTCAAAAAAATATTTTTGATGAAAAAAATGATTTTACGGATTTAAAATCCGTTTATTCGATTGATATTTCTTGGATTTAAAATCCAACCTTTTTAAGCAACAAAAAAACCGCAAGCTACTGCCTGCGGTGTAATTTTTCTTCACTTTTCTTCCTATTATATAGGAAGGTTTTTTGTCATTTTACGGTTATAAGTCCCTCTGGCTCTACTGTGAACTCTGGCTTATCTGCTAGAGTTCCATCTGCCTTGAGGTAGTACCAGCCTTTCTTGTCTGCTGACTGTACGAAAGCATTTGATACCATTGTTCCTTCATTGCCGTCTAGGTAGTACCAAGTATCCTTGTACTTAACCCAACCTGTCTTCATAGCGCCTTCTACGTCAAAGTAGTACCATTTATCAGCAATCTTCTTCCAACCTGTAGCCATTGCGCCTGAGTGGTCAAACCAGTACCAGTTACCATCTGAATGCTTCTTCCAACGGTCTGCAAGCATGTAGCCTGAGCCGTCGAAGTAGTACCAAGTG